TCTGTGTATCTGCCTGGCCTTGCAGTCATTGGTAATACATGGTTACTCACATCCCTATGGAAAGAGATGTTTCCAGTGTTAGGATTCGTGTCCATATAATAAACACCAGAGAACACACTATTGGTGTGAATATGAGACTGTCCCCAATCCCCCTCATGGTGTTTGACTGCCCAAGAGTTAGTCATACGAAAGAACATATCATCTGGAAGTCCAAGTTCCTTATGCACGAATAAATCCAGACATTCCATAATCTTATTCTTCAATGTTTTCATAACAGGTTCATCTAAGAGATAGTGGTTTTGTGTCAACCAACCATTGTCTGCCGGTGGACGATACCATTTCTGTGCATAGACAAAATCCCTCTGTTTCTCTGTCGTTGTGATATCATCATGCACAAAGACAGGAGTAGGAAATATCTTATGAATTTGATACTGGGCCATTCACCTCATATCCTCTACTACGCAACACTTCAACCATTGCATTGTCTGGGGGACAAGATTGCACATTACCAGCAATCATGATGCGTTCTCCGTCATGTTTTGCTGGGGGAACACTATGTTTGTGATCTCCCCTAAACAATACTAACATGCCTGGTGTTGGATGTATTTCTGTTCTCATATCATCAAATACAATTGGGGGACATCCTTCTGGTGTCTGAAGATAATACGAGAATGAACACATTGAATTGCGATGGTCATGTGTCTGAGTAAAATCTTCTCCGTTACCACGATACACTGCACCCCACATATCACACACAACATAAGTGTGTCTTTTGATATCTTCTGGGTTATTGAAATATGCACCAAGATAAGGAATAATTCCTTCTCTTACGATAATCTGTGCAAGTTTCTGAAACTCTTCAGACTCATAACACATATTCCATTCTGTCATAGGTGCTTTTACATTGGACTTGTATCCAATCCTATCACCCTGAGCTTTAATCTCATCAATTAGAATGTTGTCTGACCATTCATTTCTACCACTCCAATCGAAAGTCGCAATCTTTTCCATTGCATAGCGACTTCTAGTAATCATTTCCATTAACTAAAAAACTCCTCTCTATCCTTAAATGGTATCTTACATTTAGGATATGCTTTTATCAAGTCTTCACCCCTTGCAAATTTAACACGAACTGTTGGAAATGCAACCACATCACAACAGATGTAGGTGATATCTTTTGCATGTTCGTGTGCTTCTTCCATAACAAAGACACGGCCCTTACCACCCATATGGGATGGTGCAAACCCTAGTCCGCCTTTAGTGAAACACTTCTGATCATACTTATTACCCTGCTCATCCAAGTGATCGTGTCCACGCTTATCCACAAAGGTAAGTTCTGGATACCACTTTGTCAACTGTCTTTCTAGAAAGTGTGATGCAAGTCTACCATCAGTAAACATATCTGCGAGTTCCTCACCAGACAAATCTCCGAATGAGATGTTGTCTATTACCCATTCATCAAAAGAATGATTCGAGCGTTGCAGTTCCATATTTGTGTGCCACCTTATTTACATTACTAGAGTTGTGTTCAACATTACCCCCATTATAATCATAAGGGATAGTGTTTGTCAAGAGATATTCAGTCTCGCCTGGGCGTTTTATCTTCCACTGCAAGTCAGCATCCTTTGGATATGATAATGTCCAATCCATGTTGCTTTTGGGGCCTTTTAGATAACCCCTTGCCCGTTTTGTTATTGGGTAGATGTAACGAAATTGTTTACCCCATACACGAGAGAACCCCAATTCACCCATCTTCTTGTCATTAGGACGAGGCCCATATTTCAAGTCATCACGCCCCATCTCTTTCTTCATCTTTCTCTGAATGGTGCGAAAGTGAACCTTCTCACCCTGTTCAGTCACATAGACATCACTCCAGATGTATCCACCGTAGAGAAAGTTCCCTGCCTGATAGACATATCCTGGCTTACCTACGATACCGTCTGCCCATGTGTATAGATATGACACATTAGGTGTATTCTTTTTCATCCACTTGATAGTCTGGGACATCATTTGGGACTCAGAGTTACGAGGCATCTTCTCATCCATGCACATCTTACCAATCTCATAGTAATCTGATGTGGTTAGTTCTGGGAACATCTTCTTGATTGTCCCCATAGGATTCGTTCCCCAACCCAAAGTTAGAATACCAACAAGCTCATCATCATGATATGCACCAAGATAATGTTTGGTAAGTTTAGGCATGACAGGACTATAGTGGCGCTCTTGAACAAAAAGAGTCGCCACCCTATAGTCTACTGGTTTCATTGTTATCATAGAAACGATGTTTCTGTAGATACCGTAGGATTATGTCGAGAACCAGACTCTTCTGGAAACCACTTAGTTGTTTTCGTAACAACTTTAATTCTGCGATTTCCTTCTTCGTCAATCTCTTCTACATAATCACTAACAACCTGTTTGATTGTTCTCTGTTTCACTTCGATCCTCCCTGATTTGGTTTAGTGTGTCTGAAACAAGGTCAGCCTGTGCGTTATGCATAGTTTCATACATAACCTCACGATAGAAGTCTTCAGCGTCCTCATCAGCCCACTCCATATCATCTTCATTCCACTTGCCACCAAGTTCATCAGGATTCTCTTCAATACAACGAGTGATAAGTTCATCACCTTCGTCTTCAAATCCATCGTAACATTCATCACCTTCATATACATATGCACCATAGAAGTTGGGCATTTCGTCATCATAATAGAATGATGTAATGATGTTAGGGTCTGCCTCTTTGAGTTGTCCTAGAATCCATTCTAGTCCTTGTTCTGGAGCGCTCCATGCAGAGTATCCAGAGAACCCATCTTCATCAAAGTCTTGGATATAACACCACTTGGGCCCAATATTACTTGTTGTCCACTCATACTGACGAACATCATCTGCTGACACAGGGCCATTTTCATACACCCACAAATCACCAAACCAGTATTCGTAGTCTTCTTTGACTAGACGAGAGGTTAGTTCATTCCATTTTGCCTTTGCGGCTTCATTGATTTCTTCAAATCTTACACTATAACTTACATGATTTGCCATGATTAAACTCCATCAAAATTGGCACAGGAACAAGGAATCGAACCTCAATCTCTGGTTTTGGAGACCAGCGTAATGCCATTATACCATTCCTGCTCTGTATAATTACACACCAAGTGCGTGTGCGACTTTACTTGAGTCATTTGGAAGGCCGTTGCCATCACGCAACCAATCTTCGATTTGCTCAAAATAGAAGGCAGCATCTTCATGTCCTGCCTGTTCAAGAACCTCTTTCGCTTGTTTGAAAAAGGTTACTTGTTGCATCCCACCACCGTCACGCAGTGTCGCTGGTTTGAATTTGCCTGGTCTCTGATTCGACATCACTTACTCCATATACATTTAACTTACGAACCAACTGGGCCTTTACGGTTGTCCAGTAATTTTTCGCCCACTCTGTTTTAGAGCGTTCGATTGCTGCCATTGCGGCATCAATTCTTTTTCCTAAAAGTTCATCCATTGATTAAATCATATGCGGCATCAACAGCATTGTAATCAAACCCACCGATATGCCAGTCATACTCCTCTGTTGGGACAGAGCCTGTTTTCCAGTTGTAGATAGAAAACTTTACAAAGTCATCCCCTGTATCAACTTCTACCTTCCACTCTGCGTTTACCTTTTCATAAGGGTCTGCATCAGTATATGTAGGTTCACCAAACAACCCAACCAATTTGTCATAGGTTGTTTTGATAGTTCCCTGTAGAGAACTCATGTTCATGTTCACATACTCATTGCAATCAAAATCAACTACTTTCATATTACTCTCCCTTGTTTTCATTATAAAGAATTATACCACCAGTTAGCGTCATTGTCAACCCAATAAACGCAATCATTAGCATTTCACCAAGTGTATTTGCTGCTTCCATACACTTACCATCACAGTCACCAGCGCTACCACCCATGGCAACCAAACCAGCAAAAAACAGAAACGCACCAAGAATATTTTTCATAATTAACCTCTCTTTCTCAATTACCTTTATATGCTATCAGAACAAAAGGCCTATGTCAAGGCCTTTTTTATATTTTTTATCAGTTCATGAACATTATCTTCATTCGCCTGATACCTAAACCCGATACCACCTTTTGCAATCCACCTAGTGATATTGTCTGGTTTATCATCAACCAGAATGTTAGGTGAACCATCAAACTTGTTCACTGCAAAGTTCTCTTTCTGTCCAGTGAAGATTAGTTTGTCGATATCTGGTAGGCAGAAGTGTCTCTGCAACCAAACTCTTTTCCAGTATGCAGAGTTGTCCCTATCACCTTTTAGTGGTGAAGAACAGATACCCCAATTACCATAGTCCATTGCAAAGTTCAAAAGAGACTCTGCATTAGGATACATATCTAAGGTATTGAAGAAGTCAGTTCCCTTGAGTCCCATAATAGACTCTTCTGTTTTAGGAATCTGTTTCCAGTGAGCAACTTTGAAGTGCCTCTCTAGGCCTCCAAAGAAGTCAGCAAGAACTCCATCCATATCTAAATATAATGTCATATTTTTTCCTTTCTTTAATCATAAGTTACTTGAGCGGCATAATCAATCCGCTCAAAAATCTCTTCCAATTCTGCAATTTTTTCACGACACTTCATTTTCGCAAAACCAGTGCCAGGCGTTTTCTTTTTCTTGCGTTCTAGTGTCTTCAACATATCTGTAAAGAACACATATTCTTTCTGAATTTTAGTTACATAATCCATTATATTGTCTCCAATTCTACTGAAGTTGTCTTTGGGTTCTTCATCATTACATAGAAGAACTTTTTCGCAGTTTCGTATGTGTCGAACTTGTGTTCTTTGACATACTTTCCAAAAATTTTATAAGTTACTGTATACATTATTTCACCTCTCCGAAAAGTTTACCCATACCCTCAAACACAATGTTGTAGGCATTACACTCATAACACCAGTGTTCAAAGAAGTCGTCATCATCACCGTAAATCATCTCATCTTTCTCACCGTTGTAGAAAGCATTCTGATCAGCAATGTAACGATCCCAAACACCGTTCATCTCTTCCATACCAGCGAGCAAGTCACCCTTACCACGACCCTTGATGATGCGAACTGCCTCATCCCAAGTCATCTCAGTCATCTCATGAAAGTTAGGAATACGAAACATATTTTTACCTCTTTTTCTCTTTACAACTCATCTTACATAGCTAATATAACAATGTTTTGAGAACAAGTCAAGGGCTTTCGCTAAAAAAAATCAAAAAAAAAGCCCTGAAAAATCAGGGCTTTCTCACTTTTCTGCGGCTTTTTTTGAAAAAATTACCGTTTTTTTGCGGCTAATTGTTGTGCAATCCACGATTTTGCAATGTGATTCGTCACCTTCTTCTTCACCAAAATCATACACCTTTTCCATACCTTATTGAATACATCCTCACCAGCATCGTTATTATCCACAATAATCATGTTTGCACTACCAAACAATCTCTGGAATTTACCGATATTCTGTTGAACTGCATTCCACATCTTTGCAACCTCATCTTCTGGAAGTGTGCGAGAACGCATTCTATTACGCTCTTGTGCAGTGTCCAGTGATGTGTTCACGAAAATCATATAACAGTCATACCCAATATTTTTAAGGCCAGCAACTTGTTTTGCAATCTTATCGTAGTCTTTACCAGTGCCGTCAATGATAAGTCCAAGTCTACCTTCTAGGTAGTTACCTTGCATACGCTTGGTAGTTTGTTTCGCTCTTCCACGAATCTCTTGTCCTTTATCTGAAAAGATGTCTTCTGGTGTCGCTGATAGTCCAGCGTCCTTCAACATCTTTTCATAGATATCATCACTGTTTACAATCTTCATGCCCAGTCCACCAGTTGTTCTGCGAACAACATAAGACTTACCAGAACCTGGCCCTCCGGCTAGGAAGATTGCTTTAAATATGTTGGGATCGTAAACCCCCTCTTGTATTTGTTGAAATGTTTTCATAATTTGTTCCTAACAACTCTCTAATCTTATTAGAGTAAAGTTCTTCGTAGTATTTATCGTTCTCCGTTTCCTCTACCTCATATCTTCGGGTGATTTGTTTTTGAAAGTGCATCTTCTGAAGTCGGTTTTTGAGTTTAGTTGTCATGTTTTTCCTCTTTAAAATACTAGAATCATAACAAAAGTTGTTGTCTGTAGGCCTCCTCTTAATAAGATACCACGCCAGGGTCTTCTGAACCTGTAGGAATAACTTCCTCGACAGAATTACCACCGTCAATCAGTGGAACACCAGCATTCGGGTATGGTTGTTTAATTGTATCACGAACTACCTCCATATGGCAAGTATGTTTGTAAACTCCTTGTCCTCTGGTGAATTCGTGTTTTAGTTTCTTGACTAGATATCTACCACTGTAGTAAGGGTCTCTATCTTCTTCTGCAAGAATACCTTGATTTCGCATGTTGATGCCAAGTAAATCTCCAGCCTGTAGAGTCGTCTGGCCAGGCACTTCGATACGCAATGTGATTGCAGAATCTAAAGAAGTAAATCTACCTCTTCTTCTTTGCAACCAGTTATCAGTTCCAGTATAGTCATATTGTCCTTCGTAACGAGCAGAGAACAAACCGCCAGGCGAGTCTCTGTCTACTGCCTGCATGTAGATTGCCGCTTGGTCATAATCGGATAATCTATTGTTGTAGTCATCTCTTACATCACTAGCGAGTGGTGCATTACGAGAACCGTATGCATTGAAAGCGTCCACATGTTTATCTTCTGGGAAGTCATCAAAATAATTATAGTTAAAGTTCTCAGCAGTCTTGTTCACCAAGTCAATCATTGTAAGTGTAGACGCATACATACCTTTTCTCATATTCATCATTACATCTGTTGAACCTACAACAGAATAGTTTAGAATATTGTATAGGTTTTTGACTGCGTTTGGACGAGACTCACTTCCTTCGATAATATTTGGAGTATCTTCACGATAGATAACTCTAGGGTTTTTTCTGTCCATCATACTGTCGATGGTTCTGAAGAAATATCCCTTGACTGTTTCATAGAATAGGAATGTAGGGGAAAAATTATATTCTCTAGACAAACATCGTCTTGATACCGCATTGATAAATTCAAAGGGCCGCATATTTGGTGCAACAAACTTAAAGTTGTTGGATGTAAGTTCATAAAAGAATTCTTTTTTAGAGTTTAACAATTCTTCGTCACGCAATACTTTTCTTACGATATCTACAGATGGTTCACCAGAAAACGACTGACTTATACGAATACGATTTGCACGAATTGCTTCTGCTGTCGTGAATGATAGTGTATAGGTAATTGTCGAATCGTTGATATCCGTTTTAGAGTCTACTTTATATATGTAAAGTGGAGTTTCTGTAAAGTTGACTGCAATCTCTCTTGAGGAATTGTCTTCTGCATTTGGAGTGACAATTTTAAGTGCAAGTTTTTCTTGTCCGATGATAGGAAGGTTTGTGAGTAGATTGTTCGTATCCACAAGAGAAATATCGCCTGTCAGGGCGTTCTTCATAATATCTTCGTAAATATTAATTGATGCGAACTGGTCTTTTAAGTCTAATACTGCACCACTGGCTGCATAGATTTCACAAATTTCAAGACTATATTCACCAGCATACTGTAGTTCTGCCATTCTTAACCACCAATTACTGATTCAAATTCTTGTTTAATTCTATCCACAAATTCTGGACGAACAATCCTGATTCTTCTTTTCTTTTCCAATTGTGCTTCTTCGTATTCATAGTTAGTGACTGCAACAGCGTCTGAGGGAATTGTTGTTGCAGAATCATTTGGATATTCAATCTTGAATGTTGTATCACCAGATGATTGTGTTACCTCATAGTGATGAATTGCATTCACATCTGTGTATTTTGATTTCACAAACTGTTCAAATCTTTCAACTGACATTGGCCAGTCTGTATAAATGTCTCTGATATTATTTGCAAGAAGGATTACCCAATGAAGATTCGCATCTCCATAATACTTATGTGCTAGAGATTCTGGAGTTTCCCCATCTGGCACATCATAGAAATCAAAATTTACATAATTCAACAATGTAGAATTATTCAAACGAGCCCTACGAGTAATATCAGTCATGGTTGTTGTAATACCATCACCTCTAACATCATATTCAATTTTTGGAAACTTTTTAAAATACATAATTAGAATCCTTGTGCGACTTTTTCTTTGGTAACAATATCCAGTTCTTTGAAACTAAGTGTTAATTCTGTTTCTACTGGTTGTCCATCCCTAAAGAATTGTGGACGCTCTCCACCAAATTTCACATCTACTGCTTCGAGAACAGAAGTTGATATTTTGTGTAGGGTATGTGATGGGTTGTATTCAATATCAAATGTAGAGGGAGCAACTAGAGTTCTTCCTAATGCATCACCACCATAAAAACTTGGCATTGAATGTAATCTAAACATTTTTACAATTTGTTGAATTTGTTTTGCTTCTTCTTCACTACGAGGAAGAAGTCTGAAACTAAACTGAAACGCTCGTCTGTCGATACCTTCAAACTTCATCTCTGTTCTATTGTTTGTAGTTCTTCCTTGAATGATTGACTTCGCCGCAGTTGCACCAGTTGCCCCTGCTGTCTCTAACGAACTTGCAACTGCATTACCAGCTGCCGTAGCCGCAGTAGAACCTAGTGATGCCCAGTCGATGTTGTCAAGTCCACCAGAAATACCCTTTGCTGCACCAATCGCCCCAGCGACTGCAAATCCAATCTCTGCCTCACCATAGTTTGCCTTTTGAGATACTTGAATCTGGGCAGGCATGTATAGTGTAATAGAACCAGAAATCCTCTGTGTAGGTGGACGAGGAACTGTGCCTGGCACTCTATCCGTTGCAAATGAACCTTTTGGTAGGGACGCCCTTGCACCAGTTGTTTCTCTGATAAAAAATTGAACAAAATGTTCACTACGAGACATAGTTCCAACATCTGCCGGATAGACTAAATTACCAATTGCTGCGTTGCGTGAACCTTCGTCCACATCAGAAGCAATCCTCATTATTTGGTCTTGATAGGGCATCTAAATAATCCTGTAATCTTTAAAGTATTTATAAGGTTTGTCATGGCATACAGTGGACGATACATACCAACCAACATAAAAAAATATAAAGGTGATGTAAGTAAGATATTCTACCGTTCTCTCTGGGAACGCAAGTTTATGGTTTACTGCGATAGGAACGAAGCCATACTTGAGTGGGGTTCTGAAGAAGTCATCATACCTTATATATCCCCCCTAGACGGCAGAAGACACCGTTACTTCCCTGATTTCTATATCAAGGTTCGTCAAAAAGATGGTTCAATCAAGAAGATACTCATAGAAGTCAAACCCAAGAAATATTGCAGTCCCCCTACATCTACACGCAAAACCAAGAGGTTTGTGCAAGAGGTTAGACAGTGGGGTGTCAATCAGGCAAAATGGGAGGCTGCAATTGAGTGGTGTAATGATAGAGGTATTGAATTTAAGATACTAACTGAAGACCATCTAGGTTAGTCGTATAAATAGAAGTATGACATACTTTGATACGATATTAGAAAAGACAGGTGGCAAGGAACGCTCCGTTAGATGGTTCAGACAACAGGTTCGTGAACTAGGAGTCCCCCCAACTGGACAGTTGATTCGTGAGGGAATAGTTACATCACGCCCAAACTTTGGACGCATGAATTTCTTTTACTATGACCCCAAGTTCAAAAGAGAACTACCATATTATGATAGGTTTCCTCTAGTTCTTCCTATTGAAGAATATAAGGATGGTTTCTTGGGACTAAACTTTCACTATCTATCTATTCCAATGAGAATCAAACTTCTCAATGTAATCAGTGAATATGCAACTGATAACAGAATGGATGAAGACACAAGAATTCGTTTGACATGGAATCGTATCAAAAGAAACCCACTTGTCAAACCAACCGTAAAACGGTATTTGGCAGACCATGTTAGAACACCATTCCGTAGGATTGATGCAGATGAGATGATG